ATGTACATCTAGATTGCTGGTCTTAACTGCTGTGTATTCTCCGTTAAAATTTTTCCTTTCAACTAAAAATGTTAATTTAGAATTGTCTATATCTAACAAAATATCTCTATCTAAAATGTAGTTCATCTTTCCGGGCAGAGGAGTTGCAAAATCTTCGCCCATCATGTGTATAGCAATGCTGAACGCAAAGTCATTTCTAAATACTGTAGAGTCTATATTATATAATAATCTATAGTAGTTCCAATTTAATTTAATGTTTTTAATTAAGTCAAAGAACGCCCACGTAGCTGCTGTCTTTTTAAAATAAAATGCCGTGGCCCAATAGAATGGAATAGAGTGTTGATTTAAATATCTAAAACTACGGTCATCGCGCCAGTTGGCTAGATCAAAACTGTCTTTATATATTAAGAAATCGTTTTGATTATCCCATATATTTTTTAATGTGGGGCTGCTAATAATAAAATCACTGTCAATAACTAGGGTCTCGTCATAAGGAGACAAAAAACAACAATCAACACGTGATAAGTTTTTCCAAGTTAATGTTTTTACAGCTAGCGAACCGTCGTAGAATTTTTTAGTCTGATGTGTCTCTGTCCATATTTCTATAATCTGATCAAACACTTGTTCGGCATCTGGCTGGCTTTGTTTGAGCCAGCCTGCGCTATCTGTAACTAGACTAACAGGTACTCCTAGATATTCTTTTACTCGTTTGGCGGCAAACAAAGATATCTTTGCATAGTCGATCTCTGCATTATTTTGCGCAAATATTAATACGCCACGTGTCATAGGGCCATTAAATCGCCAACACGGCGTTTGGTTTTAATTTGATTGTACTTTACCAAATAGTCGTTAGTTGCACTAAAGTAGATAGAAATGATCTCGTCTAAAAATAATTTTAAGTCGGGGATTTCTACGGGAATGTTATTATCGTCAAGTACTACGGCTACGGTAGTTTCACGAGTAACAAGTGTGCCAATAAAGGTGATTAAGTTTCTATCAATTGTGAAACTTGCACCTTGAAAATAATAGATAAGACTTTGTTGAAATTCTTCAAGAATAACCTTGCGTTGATTGCTCAACGTGGTCATATAATTGGCTGTTTGAAATGCTTTTTCTAATCGTTCGTCCACAGTAACCTCCAGAGCTTTTACTATACATTATAGTAATTAGCTTGTCAAGAAGTTTGGAGTTACGATATTGACTGACTAGCAGTAGGAGCCGTTACTGATACGTTTGCACCAGATGGGCGATATTGACTGATAACACTGTTTAATGTACCGTCAACATTTTCGTCAAAGTTTGGATCGCCGACGTCGTTGTCCTGGAACTGAATTGTTAAAATTAACTGGGTTGATCCCGCATCTCGACGAGCATAAATGTAGTATCTATTTTCTGCATAAGAACCTGACGGAGCACTTTTTTGTCCAACTAACTGATTTGATGTAGTAAGATCAAACCAACCTATTGCAGAACCCGTTGCTGAACCAGTAAATGTTGTCTGGGTATAATCCATCTGGAATTCACCCATTTGAGTAAACATAGTGTCCCAGGTAGTATTTTTGCTACTAGATGTGCCGCCTGAACGGTTAGCAGATACACGAATCTTGCCGCCAGCATTGAAAAAATATCGCATGTTATCAGCAGTGCTTGAGATAGTAGCAGTATGTGTTAATGTCCCGTTCCATGCTGAAGAATATGTTCCGGTAATTAATCCTTCACCTGAATATTGTCCAGAACCAATTGAGAATTTATCCGAGGTAATTGTATTTGAAAATAAGTTAAATTGATTACGTAATGCTTCTGTAATCGAAGCTCCACTTGATGGTACTAGTAAATTTGCTCCATCTGTTGCACTACCTGTACCTACAGATGTACCAGTTTGGTGTTGTCGGCACTTTACCATATCATCTCTTAAATACAGCCATTGCTGGGCGTATATCACAGCACCTGCAGTAACTGCCGGTGAAGTAATAGTTTGACCGTAACCTGTCTGTCCTGATCCTGAACCTAAAACTAAATCAACTTTAGCTTTAATAGTATCATAATCAGCTTTTTCAATTATTTGACCTTGCCCTGCTGACATGTTTTATCCTTATAATACTAGTGCTTCAACTAGCTTAACACTAGTGTCGTCACTGCTTTCTAATGCTATTGCAAACACATCGGCAGTATTTCCCATGGCTGCTTGAGCAGTACCATTTGGGCCTGCAACTAAACGTTGGCCTTGAATAACTGATCCTGTTACTTTAACTGGAACACGGCCTTTTAATGCAACTGCTGTTCCACCTTCTAATTCGCTATTCATTAAATATGCAGGATTAGCAGATACTGCGCCGATTGCACGGAATCCAACTTGTGCTGCGGTGACTTCTGTTTCGCCGCCTATCATTACAACTGTACCAACTTCATATTCTACATCAGCAAGATATTTCTCTGCCAAGTCAGCATAACGAGCTGCGGTAGCTGTACCATTAAACACATTGGCTGTTAAGTTTCCAGAATTATCTCGAGCAGCTACTGTGTCTACACCAGCCGAGGTGCTAGCCACTCGGTAATTACCTCCAACACTAAGAGAATCTGCTTGGGTAGCTGGCCCGTTAAACGATGTTGCGTATACCGTGGCATATTTAAAGCTAGCAGAACCGATGTTAGATACACTATCAGCACCTGGCAAAATGTTGTTAGCAGACAATGTCAACGGAGTCTTAACTGATCCCGAAGTTGTCTGAAAAGACATCAATGAAGTTGCTGATTTAAATACTGGATTACTTGAAGTAATATTAACTGTTAGTGTATTAACGCCAGCACCACTTGTGCCACCAACAGTAAATCCGCCACTATTAAATAGTACAGGATCAGCTGCTGGTGTAAAATCGTAATTTAAAATAGCAAGAAAATCGTTAGCGGTAACGCCACCTAACGCCAATGCATTAGTAGCAGTTCCATGGAAAACTTCAGTTGCTGAAGTAGTTACACCTTCTGCATTGTTAGTATCTTTTAATGTAATACCAGCTTTAATAATTCCAAAGCCTGCAATACTGTTTCCAGGAACAGTATCATCAATTACAAACGAAGTTTTAGAAATAATGTATAATGTAGAATCGTCAACAATAGCTTGAATAATTGGAACATACGCACCGCCGGTGCCCGATGTAGCTTTAACACTACGAGATTTCATTTGTGTAGTTCCGCTACCTGAAACTCCTTGAGGGCCAACTAGAATAAATTCTGTTCCGCTCCATGAGAACAACTGATCGTTAGCTGTATTCCACCAAAAGTCGCCTTCTGTAGGGCTAGTCGTAGGAGTATCTCCAGTTTCGGCGCCGCCTGTTGTTTTCCAACCAGTAGCACCTGTAGCTGTATAATACTGCAATTTCTTACTTACATTATTATAATAAAGTTGTCCAGTAATAGGTCTTGTTGGGTACTGGGGGCCGGCGAAATTTTCTAGTAAATGTACAAAATTTTCGTTTTGGACTTCACCATAACCAGCATAGTTTTTGCCGATAAGTTTAATATCGAGCGTATTATCGATGGTGCCGTCTTCAACGACGGCAACTGTTGTTCCATTATATCTATCAATGCTGTACGACATTCGTTCTACCCCTTAACTATTAGTATTTAGTTTAAAATTCAATTTAGATCTACCCATGTGCCTGCTGCGTATGCTTGGATTTTATCTGTTGTTGTGTTATAAATTAACTCACCGTTATTTTCGCTAGACATTACTCTTTCATCACGGTCAGCAGTAGTGTATTTTGGAAGCTGAAGCTGGGTTGATGCTCTGAATCCGCCTGTTACATCTAGGGTATAGGCAGGAGAAGTGTTAAAAATACCAACTTTATGATATTGGCTATCTACATAAATTGCATCTACAAGGCCGCCGGAATTCTTAACTTTAAGTAAAAAATCTTGGAAAGTGGCAGCACATACTATTTGGAATGAATTATTATCTACTCTAATTTCAGTCTCAGATCCTGCACCTAGTATCAAAGGAGTGCCATTTAAAATTGATAGTGTACCGGCATTTGCATTATTAGGATCAGAAGCAATTGTTGAATTTCCTAAAGTTGATACAAAATTTGCAGGGGTTTTACCCATTAATGCATCAGCGTTAGTAGCAGTAACACGGAATTTCATACCCGCTAATGTGCTTTGATTAAATCCTGGGCCAATTTCACCAGTAAATCCCCCAAGGTCAACAGTATCCTCGCGAGGAGTAAAGGCTATAGGATCTTTGCTGAATACACCTAGTAATGCTGACCCAACAAATAGTTTAACAATTACTCTAGGAGCATTGTTAGTATCATATATAGTGGCAACTTCAAATCCTGATCTCTTTTGACTGTCCTTCCAGATTTTACTAGCAGGGTGACTGGTAGTACCAGTATAAAAATACAGTTGATTTTCTGCGCTGTCAATCCAAAAATCTCCCTGGATTGCTGTAGTTGGGGGTGTAGTTGATACTATGGGGCCACTGCCGTTTTTAAATCCGAGGCCATCATATACTTTTAATCTATTTTCACTAGTGTCAAACCAGATTTGACCCGGTAATGGATTATTAGGTTGGCTTGTATTTGCAAAGTTTTCAAGAATCTTTACAAAGTTTTCGTTAATAAACTCGCCATACCCCGATACATTCTTACCAATAAGTGTAATATCTGTAGTTGTTTGATCTATTGCACTGTCGATAACTTCAGCAATTAGCGACCCATCTGTTTTATTAATCTTATAAGTCATTATATAATCCTACCAGTAAAGATGATGTAGTTAATTGTTAAGTACGGATTCATTGTATTAAATGGAACTGCTAATGCTCCAGTAGCAGAAATTGGACCACTATTAGTTAAGTATTGTCCGACATCAGTGGCCGTAGCTCCTAACCCGCTTGTTGCATCAGTGTCATCAGGAGCGCCAGGTGCATTTCTAAATGCATAGTATTGACCGCCAGCATTTCCTTGTAGATTATGTCTGTGTTCTGGAAGATTGTTCACTGTTAATGTTTTATCTTCGGCACCGTTATACATACCAACAGTATCAGCAGTAACCGCAGTTACCCTATCTGCTGCTGGATCTATAGTTGTATTTGATGTTTCACCGGTTGGTAGTAGTGGAACAATTGTTCCATTATTCATACTATCTTTACCTAGAGGGAATCTCCCTCTAAGATCTGGTATGCCAAACGTTGATACTCCTAGTATATCTATTAGAGGTTTATAAGTATAGCCAATTACAGCAAATAATTCAGGATATGAAGAAATTAGTTGTTCGCTACCATCACATAACAAATACCCGTTAGGAATAGTTGTTCCTGCAAAAGGAAGAATAGTTCCTGCTGGTATTGTTGCAACATTTGATAAGAAAGTTTGTTTGTTAGTTTTTCTTAATCCTGTTCCAATTCTATTAATAATTAATTCATCTGAGCTATTTGAATCAAGAACCGCAGTTTTAGTATTGATAAAATCTGATGAAATAATCGTAGTAAATGTTGCAACACCGCCTACTTGTGCTCCGGTGAAACTAATTGCATTACTAGTTATATCACCTTGCAATTGAAATACTGTAGGACTAGTTAATCTTGTTGCAGTACCAGTAACTGAACCAGATAATTGACCTACAAATGTTCCGTTAAATGTAGTTGCATTAATTGTAGGTGCTGTTATTGCTCCTGATGCAGCAATTGCTCCTGTTACCGTTAATGCACCGGTTGCCGCAGTGCCTACTACAGTTAAATTTTGTCCAACTTGTAAATTTTTTGTAACGGCTGCTCCGCCTGCTGTTTGTAAACTACCAGTAATTAAATTAGTTGCATTAGTAGTTCCAGTAATTAATATACTGTCACTGGCTGCAATTGATCCTGTTACATCTAATGCTTGCGCAGGATTAGTTTTATTAACTCCAACACGTGGTCCAGTAACCGTGATAACATCTTTATCAACGCCACTTTGTTTAATTCTAATAAAAATACTAGAGCCGTCAATCTTATTATATAAAACTGATTCCCCTACTTGACTAGCTGTTAATGATGTTGCTAAATCTGAACCTACTGTGATACCCGAATTGTTTCTAATGCCTAATCCGTAGTTAGTAACACTGGCAGTATCGCTTCTTAAAAAGTTTGTTGATGCTACTGCGGTATTTCCTACTAATAAGCTAGATGCAGTTTCAGCAGTTCCCCATAATTTATTAAGAACAGTGCCGTCTCCGTCAAAGTCTTTAGTGGAAATGTTAATACCTTGCTTGATTGTTGCAAAACCGTCAATTGTTACTTTAGGAGTAAATGCATCTTTGCTAATAATTGCAACAATTTCATCAGCTACAA